TCCTACTATTTTGGAGGAAACAGATATGAAAAGAATATTATCAATGCTTACAATTGCATATATGGTAGTAACTACATTGTTACCTTTTGTATTTAATGGTGGTGTTGATAATAATGCCGTTAGATATAAAAGTGATTCAGATATTATTTATTTAGATTCAGAAGCTATTGCTCTATCTAACGCATCTGATTCTGATACTGGTTTACGAGCTGAAGCATTAGAAGCATTTAACCAAGTGAATGAAATTCGTGCAGAAGCTGGATTAGATAGATTAGTTTGGGATCAGAATCTTGAAACCGTAGCATCAGTTAGGGCTGAGGAATGTAATACTAAGTTTTCACATACACGTCCCGATGGGCGTGAGTGGTACACCGTTAACAGTAAGATCCAGGGTGGTGAGAATTTAGCTTACGGATTTGATACGGCTGATGATGTGGTAGAAGCATGGATGGATTCCCCTACTCATAAGGATAATATTCTTTATGATGAGTTTACAGGAGGCTCAATTTCTATTTATCAAAATGACAATGGAACTTATTATTGGGCTAATGAATTTAAATATTGAGTCGATGGAAATTTAGAAAGTCATGAATCTAAATATGAGTAATACCCACTGCTCTTCCATCGACTTCATATAGAATCGTGGGTGAATGTGGGTAAAATATGGTTGGGATATATAAAATAACAAATATAAAAAATAATAAGGTTTATATTGGACAATCTACAAATATAAAACAAAGATGGGCATTGCATAAATCCGAATTACGTCATAAATATCATGAAAATATTTATTTGCAGAATGCCTGGAATAAATACGGTGAAGATAATTTTGATTTTTCAATTGTTGAAGAATGCGATAATGATAGAGATGTTTTGAATGATCGAGAAACATTTTGGATTAATTATTATAGATCATTTGATAGAGAAAATGGATATAATATATTAATTCAAGGAGGAAGTGGATTAAAACTTCATCCTGTTCTGCAATTTGATTTGAGTGGTACATTTATTAAAGAATGGGACAATGTTGTTTCTGCTAGTAATGCTCTAAATATAGCTCCAGCTTTAATATACGGATGTATCAGTCAAAGATATAAAAATGCCGGTAAATATATATGGATTTTTAAAGATGAATATACAGGAATAGTTCCTGATTATTATTTTAATAATCAAATATATAAAAAAATTCTTCAATATGATTTAGAAGGTAATTTAATACATGAGTGGCCCTATTTAAAGATAGCAAAAGATCAATTAGGTTACACTATACACATTTCAACTGTTGATAAACCATGTACATGTAATGGATATATTTTTATTTATGAAAATGATGCTAAATTAATTGATAAAAATTATTTTATTAAAACAAGTCACTTATTGAATAATATTTGTAATAAGCCTTTTTATCAAGTAGATAAGGAATGTAATATTATTAAAGAATATAATTGTTTACGAGAAGCTGTGGAAAAAGGGTACAACGAACGTATGATTTCTGAATGTTGTAGAAATTTAAGAAATAGTTATAAGGGATATATTTGGATTCTAAAGGAGAATTATAAATCACTGTCTATTGAAAAGTGTAAACAATTATTATCTAAATCTAAACCTATTTCTTTGCCGGTTCAACAATATGATTTAGAAAACAAATTAATAAATGAATACGAAAAACTTGAACATGTAAAAAAGGATGGATATTCACCTGTTTTAGTTGGAGATTGTTGTAAAGGTAGGAAAAAACAATATAAAGGATTTATATGGAAATATAAAGATTAAAAGGATGTGAAAAGATGTCAAAATTAAAACCCGCCTTTACTGAGGATGAAATTAAACGTAAAGGCGTATCAGATGTTCGTAAAGCTTATAATAATCTTGCAGCCGAATATAACAGAATATTAGATGGAAAAATTTATTATTGTCATTGTTGTAACGAATTTCATACAGCGGATTGCTTTTATTCTGACAAAAGATACTCCAGCGGTTTATTTCCTGAATGTAAACAAGCTTTATTAGAACAGGCAACAGATTATGATAAAGAAACAAAAGAATATAAAGATAATAAAGAAAAAACAATAGAGGTAATGAGAAAACTAAATTTACCGTTTATTGATTCTTTATATAAATCTGCTCTTACTTCTACTCAAGTAGAAGAAGGAGAAAAAAATAGACGTACGGCTTTTCAGCATATGATTACTATGGTTAAAAGTTTGCCTCAATACAGAAAATTAACTTTTGAAAATAGTGAGTTTGATGCTGAATACATCAAAAGTACTGAAGAAGAAGGCAAGGTTACTATGAAGGCTGTAAAGGCTGGTAAAAAAATCTTTGGACTTGGATTTTCAAATGAAGACTATACTTTTCTTATGAATCAGTACGAAGACTGGCAAGCCAGAACTCAAGTTGATTCGAAATCTCAAGAAACATATATAATGCAGATTTGCTTACAACTTTTAGATATAGATAAAGATCGGAAAAATGGTAAGGATGTTAGTAAAAAGATAGATTCATTAGATAAACTTATGAATGCAGCTAATCTTCAGCCTAAACAAAATGTTTCAAATGCGGCAACTGACAGTCTTACATTCGGACAACTTATTGAAAAATGGGAACTCGAAAAACCTATTCCAGAACCGTCCGAAGAATTTAAAGATGTAGATGGAATTGGAAAATATATACGTGTTTGGTTTACCGGATGGCTTAGTAAAGCATTAGGTTTAAAAGCTAATGTATATACTAAGGAATTTGATGAAGAAATTGCTAAATATACAGTAACTAAACCTGAATATTCTGATGAAGGAAACGCCGATGAAATATATGATCGTCTTTTTGGTACTGAAGGCGGTGATTAATTATGGGCAAAAATTTATCAGATCAAGAAATAGCTCAAGATAAAACTTCTACAATAATGAATATAGTTGCAGAACGATGTTCATATTATAGGGCTAATCCTCAACGGTTTGTTTCTGAGTTTTTAGGAATAACATTAAAGTTATTTCAAAAGATAATATTATGGGCAATGATGCATTTTGATGCGTTTTATTTTGTAGCCGCGAGAGGAATTGGAAAAACGTATCTTGTCGCCTTGTTTTCAGTGGTTAGATGTATTCTTTATCCTGGTACGAAAATAGTATGCTGTTCATATACTTTTAAACAAGGTAAGGAAATAATATTAAAAATTACTGATGATTTTATGCAGAAATCAGCATTATTACGTAATGAAGTAAGCAAATCAAGTACTGGACAAAATGATTGTTTTGTTTATTTTAAAAACGGATCTTGGATAAGAGTTGTTGTAGCTGGGGAAAGCAGTAGAGGTGCTCGTTCTAATATTCTCATTACGGATGAGGCGCGACTTGTTCCACAAAAAATAGTAGATACAATTCTTAGACCAATGAATGCAGCTCCAAGACAACCGGGCTATCTTAATAAACCAGAATATGCCCATTTGAAAGAAATGAATAAAGAAATGTATTTAAGTTCTGCTTTTTTTGCTGCATCAGAAATGTACGATAAGGTCAAAGCATATACTGCAAATATGCTTGATCCAAGACTTAAATATTTTATCTGTGATCTTCCATATATGCTTTCTATAAAAGAAGGCTTGTTGATGAAACAGGCTATAGAAAATGAAATGTCTGAGGCTACGTTCTCAGACATTAGTTTTATGATGGAAAGAATGGGATTGTTTTATGGGAGTGCCGCAGATGCTTTATTTGATTTTAAAATTTTAAATAAACAAAGAGTATTAGAGAATACCTTATTTGATTTGGAATTTTATAGAAATAATATTTTAAAACTTCCAGAAAAGCAAAAAGGTGAAGTTCGCGTATTATCAGTTGATATAGCATTGCTTGCAAGTCGTAAGCATGATAATGATAGTTCATGTTTTATTATTCATCAAGGCATTCCTACCCCATCTCATTATTATTTAGATAATATTATTTATATTGATACACAGGAAGGTTTAACTACCGAAGAATTAGGTCTTCAAATAATGAGATGTTTTTATCAATATGAATGTGATTGGATGGCAATCGACTCGAATGGTGTAGGACAATCACTACTTGATTATTGTATGGGTGGAGACAGATATGATCCATTATATGGGATTTCTTATCCTTGTTTAGATTGTGTTGATAATCCTGAGATGTCCGAAAGATGTAAAGTAAAAGGATCTCCAAAAGTTATTTATGCAATTAAGGCTAATAGTAAATCTAATAATGATATGGCTTTATCATTAAGAGCGGGTTTTCAAAATGGATATATCAATTTACTTGTAGACGATACTACTATTGGCGAAAAACTTAGTAAGATTCGTGGATATAAATCATTATCAGAAGAACAACAAGCGCGAATGAAATTACCTTTTGTTCAAACTTCATTTCTTATTAATGAATTAATAAATCTTACTCATGATACTTCTAATGGGTTAATTAAGGTTAAAGAAAAATCTGGAATGAGAAAAGATAGATACTCTTCTCTTGAATATGGTTATTACGTTATTCAAGAATTAAGTAAAAAATTAAAACCTAAAAATATTGAACAAGATATTAGAAATATGTTTCTTATTCGAAAAGCTCATAGAGTATAAATGAACCCTATTCGCCTCTTAATAATGCGTACCATTTAGGGTCTTTTTGCCGGAAAGGAGGCATTATGAAAATAGATGCATATATGGGTAATGTCTCCTTTTCAAAATTTGTTGGCACAAAAACACTCAAAAAAGGGAAAGATATTAAAAACGATAAAGCCGAATATAAATACCGTGTTGAAAAGCGAGGACAATATATAGATGTAAAAATATGAAGGAGGGTGCCGTATGGCTAATCAAAAAAGTGCTACTAGTGGCACTCCAAAACGTACTGCTGCTGAACTTAAACAGTGGTACGAAGAAAATCGAACTAAAATAGAAAAATATACCAGAGCTAAGGATGGTGCTGAAATATTAACGGATTTAACACAGAGTTTTAATCCGACTAAGGTAAGTACGATTAATAAAGAAGAACTTAGATCGTGGTTTAAAAGCATAGGTTCTAATGAAAAGAATTTCAGAAAGACTGCAAGATATTTGTATTATAGATCTAATGTATTCTATAGACTTGTAAATTGGTATGCGAACATGTTTGATCTAAATGCAAGAAAAGTAACACCGGAATATAATATTGTTAAAGGTGGTGATACTAAGAAGTTTCTTCAATCATATTCTGATACATTAGATTGTTTAGATATATTAAATATTCAAAATAATATTCTAGAAGTACTTATTAACGTATTCATAGAAGATGTATATTATGGATTAATTATTAAAGATGATACCGGCTCTTTCTTTTATAGACTCGATCCAGATGAATGTATCATAGATGGTAAATATTACACTGGTAATTATTCATTTGGAATGGATATGAGTAAATGGGCATCTTCAAAGAAACAAAAAATAATTGAAATGATTGGGGAACCTCTTATTAGTATGTATAAAGAGTACGAGCAAACTCGTGCTAAATATATACATGTTCCCGGTGAGTATTCTGCTTGTTTTAAATTTAGAACAGATTTACCTAATCTTGTACTTCCACCATTTGCTCCATTATTTCTTCAGATTGCAGCATTAGAAGACCTTGTGGATATTCAGGCAGAGGCTGATGCGTTAGCTATTTATAAGCTCATATATATGCCTTTGAATGTATTGTCTGGAACAAAAGAATCTGATGATTTCGAAATAAGTCCTGATATAGCTAAAGATTATTTTAAGAGTCTATTAGATGCTATACCGGAAAATGTTGCTGGAGCAATGGTGCCCGGTAAAGAGTTAAAAGTTATAGATTTCGAAAATACTAATGATAAAGAAGTGAACTCTGTCGAGACTGCTTCAAATCAGATATTGCAGACTGCTGGTGGTGGAGCTGTAATAAATTCTTCCAAGATCACTTCAACTGCTGCTTTTAATGCATGGTTAAAATCTGAAACTGAATTTGCTATATCTCCTCTTCTGCCGCAGATAGAAGGATTTACGAATTTACAATTATCATTTATGTCTAAGAAAGCGGCAAAAGTGAGTTACTTTCCTATATCTGTATATACAAAAGATGACTATGCAAAGCGTATGCTTGAATCTGCACAATACGGATATACTAATAGAATAGCATACGGAACATTAATAGGTATATCTGAACGTGAACAACTTGCTAGTATATTCTTAGAAAATGAAGTTCTCAAATTACAGGATAAGATGATTTATCCTCTCACATCTTCATTTACTTCTAGTGGTGGAATTACTGAAGATGGATATACCCCTGAGGTTGGACAAGGTAGAAAAGAAATTCCAGATAATCAATTAACCCCAGAGGGCGAAAGAAGTCGAAATAGGTGAGGTAAATGAAACAGTTTTATATACGTACTCGTGACGAAATTACCAAAAACAAATTAGTTAAATATAATTTCACTCTCCTTAAAAAGGAGGGTGATTTTTATATATTTATAAATGATGGAACTCAGAAGAAAGGAACTGACAATGAAAAAGCGTTTGATGACATTGTCTGATTTATATAATTTCTATGCGACCCAAGGTAAAACGCAGAAATTTAATTGCGAGAAAACTGGAGAACCAATAGCGGTTCAAGTTGATGGTAAATTAAGTTTTTCTAAATCAGACGCTATGGAGGGATTGTATCCCACTAGGGTTCAGCTAAATTTCATTGGGGATAATCTAAACAATTCTAGAATAGAAATGAAAGCTCAGGAAAATGCACTTTCATCTTCTAAGTTTAGACCCCTTCTTGCATACATTCACGAAGTGGATGGAGAACCACAGTTCTATGGGCATAACATGCATGAAAATGAAAAAGATGAACTTGTCTATGATGAGCAACCTGTTGGTGTAATAGCAGAAGAAGCTCATATTGAACATGATGATGAATATGATAAAGACTATGCAGTTGCAAATGGATATATATGGGAAGAATATTCTGATGCTGCATACATACTCGAAAGAGATGAAAAATGTGATGTATCTGTAGAATTATCTATTAGATCTTTATCATATAATGCCAAAGATAAAATCTTAGTTCTTGAAGACTTTTATTATTCGGGATGTACTATTCTCGGAGTAGATGAGGATGGTGTCAAAGTAAAACCTGCTATGCCCGGAAGTAATATTACTCTCGCTGACTTCAGTGCTGATTGTGCTGATTCAGATAAATTGGAACAGATTTCTAATCAACTTAAAGAGCTGATTTCTAAATTTGAATCCATAAAAAATACTTCAAGAAAGGAGGACGTTCCAGTGGCAGAAGTTGAATTAATGAAAAATGCTGAAGAAGCTGTTGTACAAGAAGAGCAAATAGCCGAGACCACTGAGGGAGAAGTAACTGAAGTTGAACTTGAGTCAACTGAGACGACTCCTGAAGAAGTGGAA